TTATAAGAGAAATTTGAAGATCCAAGGGAAGACGATCAGTAGCAGATGAAAGATCAATTGATGCATACATCCGACCCCGTGGGTCTCGAGAAAACCTTTCTTGTAGGCGCTTAATAGGAGCCATCTGATCAAAAGTTCCATCAACATCTAGACCTCTTAAAATTAAAAAGAGGAATTTATGTAATGGATACATTAATCACTGTGTTCAAGCATCTACCATAGCAAAAACTCTAACTTTCCCGGCAGGTTCGGCTTTAAAACCAAGCTTACCGAGGAAAGCATCACCCATTGGATAAGGAGTCTCTTGGGCATAATAGGTAGGGGACTTTAAGTCCTCACCACCTAAGCCTTTGAAATCTCCCTTCTGCTGGGCCATTGCTACAAGTCTTAACCTGCTAACAAAAGCAGGGATCCCAATCTGTGTGGTGTATTCCGTAAGATAACGAACTAAATGTTTACATTTAAGTCATAATCTGGCGGAAATGATCATGGCCGGAGCGGACGAGTTAACTAAAACCGGTCCGCTATTAGGCCCTGTCTTCAAGATTGGGAAGAAACGGGGTTTCTCTATTTCAGGAAATTCACCGATTTCCTTTCGGAGTCTGGGTATAAATACCTCAGAAAGGAACTTCTCTCAACCAGGTAAGAATTTTCTTAAACTCGGACCTTTATCCGTAATAGTATCTAAAGAAAGTTTTCCTTTAAATTCTAAAATACGATAGAGACCGAATAAGGTCATTCAAAACCTGATTGTAGATTTGTCCCGATCACGAGAGATTTTAACCCGGATCCCAGCTGGGATAATCAGTGGTACTCCCGCCCGATTACGGGCGGGTCGTACTTTTAATTCACTTAAGTCGAGAACCCGAAAGCCTCCTACAACTTGTTGTAGGAGAACCTGGCAAGCTTTAAGGTATATTACTACACCTTTAAGCCCAGAATGACGCGCCATCTTCGATATGAAGAAAACGAAACCAGCCACCTGTCTTACAACAGATTTGGAAGACCGAGGGCGAACACCTCGGAGATACTCAAGGAGTATCCCGATTAGTCCGCGACCTCCCTTTCGGAAGATCAGACCATTAATGGACTTGATTTTCGAAGAGATGATACTTTCTAACGTAATAATACGTTTGGAAAGACCATCCGTACCTCTAAACTTCCCAGAATGAATCTGGGATGCCAAGTTTCTAATATTAGATTTAAATTGATTTTTCATTTAGATTTAATGTTATAGACCTGGTATGGTGAGATATGAAACTAGACACGATCCGACGAATAGTTATTACTATCCGGACTTAACAGTCTAAATCGGATTCGACCCAACCTTACAGTTTTGGAAGGGATCTATAGTTTGATAACAATCAAGTTTAGCATGTACAAACCTAATCCACTAATCCCTC